CAGATGCATTGGTTGCAGGCCGATTAGAGTACAGTTTAGCTTCTTTAAAAGCTGCTATTTCTAGTAATCCCGATATGGTTGCGAAAGGAAGTATCGTTGTTGATGGCCGCAAAGCATTAACTCGTGGTATGCGAAAGTTTGGTGATAAGTTTGGCCGAATTGGCTTATGGGTGATGAACTCAGATACATATTTCGATATTGTCGATGATGCTATCACTAAGCAAATTTACGGTGAATCTGAAATCGTTATCTATGGTGGTTTACCAGGAACCTTAGGAAAGCCGGTATTGGTGACGGATGCTGTAGGTGATAACGATGCTTTTGGCTTGCAGTATGGTGCTGTAACAGTAACTGAATCACAAGTACCGGGCTTCCGAGCTTATGACATCAATGATGAAGAAAACTTAGCAATCGGTATGCGTGCTGAAGGTGCATTTAACCTAGATATTCTTGGTTATAGTTGGGATACATCGAAAGGTGAAAATCCTGACCTTACATTACTTGGTTCAAGTGCTAACTGGATTAAATATGCAACCAGCAACAAAATGACAGCAGGTACCTTACTTGATTTATCAGGTACAGCGACAACTGGTTAAAACCTAAAAATTAAAACCGTAAGAGGGCTAATAAGCCCTCTTTTTTATTATTAAGAGAAAAGCGCCATGAAGATTATCTATACACGCATTGCAGCACTGGCTGCATTAGAGACGGGCATTATTGCTAACCCTGACTATTATGAAACCCCAAATCTGAAAGCAAAAGAGGTAATTATTTACGGTAATTATCCAAAGATTCAAAAGGATTACGAATCTTTAGAAGTTCCAGTTGAAGTTCGCAAATTGGAAGAACCTGCAAAAACAACTTTGGCCACTGTAAATGTAGCGGTTGGAATTACTCCAGAGCTGCAAGAAGTCATTGATCAAGCAAAAGCTGACTGTGAAAAGGTTATTGAAGAAAACGGGCAACTTAAACAGAAAATCGAAATCTTGGAACAAGCTAATGGTGATAGTTCAGAGTTAATTTCTGAAAACACACGTTTAAAAGATGCAGTACTCCAAGCTGACAATGCTACTAAAGCGGCTGAAGGAAAAGTGGTAAGCATTCAAGCAGAGTTTGAGGCTTTTAAAAATGATGTTGCTGCTATGCAAGCGCGTATCGCTGAATTGGAATCTGGAAAAGCGGCAGAAAATTCAACAACAGAAACGGCAGTTAATGATTTTGAAAACTGGTCAAATGATCAATTAAAAGAGTATTTGGCTAGTAAGAACATTGGCTACAAGCCTTCTGCAACAAAAGCAGAACTCCTTAAATTAATCCCGAAGGAATAATGCAATGAGCTTTATTACTGTAGATGACGCAAATTCAATTTTGGGCAGCGATTTTGCACCAGACAGTGATAAAGCTCGTCTGGTTCAACTGGCAAATGTCTGGATGAAAAAACGGATTGGTTTTGTACCAGATCCTATTGATCCACTTCTTAAAGACGCGGCTTGTGAAATTATCAAAGGAATTCTGGCCAAAGTAATTTATAACGGCAAAGAGCAGTTGCTTAAACGAAAGAAAGTTAAAGCTGATTCAGTCGAATCTGAAAAAGAGTATCAAGAAGGTACTGAAGCGATTTCTAGCTTTGAACAGATAGCAATTGATTATATTGATTCGCTTGATTTGAAAGATCCAAATGCAAGTTTTAATGGCTTTGGCATACCACTTTACAGGGCATGATATGGGCTTACGTGACGAAATTCAGGCAGATATTACCGAAGCATTTAATGATGATTTAGCGGATGCCGTTCATACCTTTACATGTGAGCGGATTTCAAAAACGAATTGGGATCCTAAAACTGAAACGTATGTTGAAGTTAAAGAAAACTATTCCGGCCGTGGCGTTCTGTTTGGCTCTTACAGTCAATATGAGATTCAGACGCTTGGAGTCCTGGCCACAGATAAGAAGGCTACCGTGCTTCAAAATGAAGTGTCCATGACACCTAAAATTGATGATGAATGGCTAACAGCTTTAGGCTCATTTCGAGTTATTCATATTCAGCAAGATCCGGCCAGTACAATCTGGAAATGTCAGTTGAGGAAGGTTTAAATACTTGTTCTAATATCCTTCTAAATTAGGGGGATATATGGCCAGTAGAAAATTAGAAGATAAAATTAAACGAGTATGTTATTTCGTTGGTGGTGGAGTAATAGGCTATTTGTTAATTAGTTTTATTATTTTAAGTTCATTTCCATGGAATCATTATTTACTTGATAAAAAGCAAGCATACGATGTTTTAAAAGATGCATTCACAATAGGTGCAGCATTTCTTGCTCCAATTGCAGCATTTGTTTTATTCAATGACTGGAGAGAACAACATGTAGCTGTGAAAAATGAGAAATTGAGTGAGGAGATATTAAGAATAGTAACTAATGATTTTTTATCATTTTATAACCTTAACCCCAGATTAAAAGCAGATGTAGAAAAGTTTAATGAACAGCAAATGCAATTCCATAGAGATGTAGCAAATCTCTTCTTAAAGGTAGATGAAATTGATGCAGTAGATGATCAAGCTATAAGTTTTAAGGAAAATATTAAGAAGTTAGATGGTGATTTTTTGGGTTTGTATCTGAGTTTATTTAAACAAATTGAAATTGTAATTGAATATGATGCAATTGCTGAATTTTTAGATACAGAATCACTCTCTAGAAAAGAAGAATTAAAAACTGATTTGGATAAATACGCAAAAGAAAATGAAATCCACTATACAAGAATTATGGAAGTATTTAGAAAACTTAAACCGTTACAAGTTTCATCATGATTCCCACTTCGGTGGGTTTTTTATTGGAGTAATTATGACTTGGACTGCACATGAGGTCTATGACAGCTTTCAGGTTGTACCTGATGATGATTTAAAACCTCATTCATTTTTTCACTGCGAATGCCATCCCGAATATGTGGATGGCATTTTTATTCATAATGCATTTGATGGCAGAGAGGCAACTGAAATGCCTTTGCTAAGTTAAAAGGTAGACCATGGTTAGCACAGATTACGTACCTTTATGGCATATCTCACCTTTCCAACATGTTCAATACACGCTTGCCAGAAATCAGCTTCACATGGATTTGTTATTCGAGGACATGAATAACGTTGATAAGTTCTTGTCTGTTGAAAGTGCAGCCGCTCAAGTTGATTTCTATTCCGATGGTTCTTATGCAGTTGTTCAGTTGGGCGATACTTCAGAAAGGAAATTAATAGAGATATATGGTTTGCTTTTACATGAAGCTGTACATGTTTGGCAGAAGGTTAAGAAGTTAATGGGAGAAAAAGAGCCTAGTTCAGAATTTGAAGCATATTCAATTCAAGCGATCGCTCAGGATCTCTTTAAGATGTATGAGGAAAGCGAGGTTAAAAGTCATGGGGTGGAAGGGGAAAAAGCCGACTAGTTTTAGTCTTGATGTGTCTAAAGCAGCAGAAGCACATGTAAAGAATATTGTCATGGATACCGTGCAATCCTTAGTTAATTTAAGTCCTGTTGATACTGGAGCATACCGTGCTTCACATATTGTTTCGGTTGGATCCGCTGATTACGGTGTACGTGAACCTGAAACAAACGCCGTGCAGGATGCAGCTATTCAAGCCGTGAAGTTTAAGTTGGGCAATTTAGTTTATATCCAGAACAACCAGCCTTATGCAGAGCGCTTAGAAAATGGGTGGTCTGATCAAGCACCACAAGGAATTTACAACACCACCTTTACCTTTATTTCTCAGAAGTATGGCGGCTAAAATGGCAATGACTTTAGAGCAGACAAGGCAAGCTATTATCGATCGTATGCAAGCTTTTACCGGTATTACGCAAGACAGAATCCAGTATCCAAATTTACCAGGCTTTAATGTACCTAAAGATGGTGTTTGGTGCTGCTTAACGATTGCAGGTGGTCCCAGTTTTACTTCTGGCATTGCAGATAAGCCATGTACTCGCCGTACCGGTAATATCATGATTCAATGCTTTGCACGTCCCAATTCAGGAATAATTGAAATCACAAAATTGAGTGATGCATTACTTGCCCATTTTGAATATTTCACAATCGAACACTTAGAATGTTTGAATGGTCAATCCATCTATGCGGGTAAAGATGCTGATTTCATTCAGTATAATGTGAGCATTGGGTACAAGGTGAATTGATATGTCATGTATGCTGACTTTAGAAGAAATCGAAATTAAACGGCAAGA